TAGCATTACCTGGTGTATCGTACCACAAACGATTTACGGCCAACCCATAATAATTCAATGTTGTGTTTGCAGAACCACCATGTACGTTTGCTACAAGAAAACCATTCGTTGCTAAAGCACCAGACAGTGAGTTAGCTGTAATTCTTGATGTGTTTGATTCTTGGCCTGTACCATCAAATCTACCTGTCAATTTAATAACAGCATGTTGTGTGTCGTCTTTTAGTACGTTAATTCCAAATACGTTTGCCATTTTTATTCCTTAGAAAACTTTGCGATAGTTTGAAAATGTTTTGCTGAAGCCTCAAGCATATCTAACATTTTTGCTTTATTCGCTTCGTTGATTTTTTTATATAAATCCATCATATGTTTTGCCATCTGTGGAGTAACTTCAGAAGTAGAACCATCGAGGTGTTCTACCACAATATTTTGTTTGCTTTCGTTAACTTGCTTGACTTTATCAAACACAGTTTCTTCACTGGCGGAAGACCACGCCATATCTTCATATGGAACGGTAACATATTTATTAATTTTATCTACATAATAAAGAGCAACACGTTGTCCGTTTGGAAACTGACGAACAGATTTTCTACGCATAATCAACACTGCTGGTGGATCAAGTTCTCTGGATAGTGAAGTTTTACCTTCCATCATTGGATTCGAAGTTGCCACTAATGCACGGTTGTCTTTTAGTTTAGATAAAACCGGATCATATGGATTGATCTCTTGACCTGCCGCATGTAGTCTTTGAATATCATTAAACTTTTCCATAACTGGAGCAAGATATTCTGGATGATGTGCATGAAACATAATATGTGCCGCATAATCACCAAGATCAACAATACCACGTTTTTGAATGTCTAAATGATGGTGTAATTCTGCCGGCGAGAGTACACCGTCTCCATTATCATCAGGAGAACTTTCTTCTATAATTTCTTTATGAAGAAAATCTTTTAGACTTTTCATTATTCTTGTTCTTGCGAGTCGTATTGTTTTACTAAATTTTGTGCTAATTGTTGTTTACGTTGCTCAATTGCATCAAAGATTTTATCGTTGATTTCATTGTACAAAGCATCACGCATTTTTACTGCATCGTCTTGAAACGCATAATCTACTGCTGTTCTGATATTTTCCATTTTATTTCTCCATTAAACAAAATTATTTATAACACTCTTTGAAGCATACGCATCGAAGGAGTATATTCATTATTCAAACTAAGATCACCTTTAACTGGTGCGCTATCTGATGCAGGAACAGGTGCTCCACCAGCATCACCACCGGCAGGTGCACCAGCAGGTGCTCCACCAGCACCATCAGGATTCATTAATTCTTGTTGACCCTGTTGTGCAATCTGCATTGGATCCATAATTAGACCGGCTTTCTTTTCAGCATCAATCTGTTGACGCATTTCTTTCATATCATCATCAGTTAGACGTAAAACGTTACGTTGGATCCATTCCATAGAATAGTAACGACCAACATAAGGATCAACTGAACCCAATAAAGACAGACGTTCACGTACCAATTCTGCTTCTGAAAGTTCGGCAAAATTATTGTCTTTAATAAAATCAAAATAAATGTATTCTTTAAATTGATTGTATTCATCATCGGTACAAATACCTTTTAGTACACACTGTACACGGAGTGCTTGTGAGAAGATTTCAGAAAATTTCTGACGTTGACGGTCAACAAATTTAGAGAACTTAACTTCATCACGAGTAATCTCACCAACACGTCCTAAAGAGAATCCAGACTGGTTTGGATCAAGTCTAGACACAGGTACGTTGAGTGACTTATATAGTTTCTTTTCGAAATATTTAACGTCTTCTAGTTCACCAAGGTTTTGACCACCTGGTAGTGTAGTAATTTCTGTACCTTTACCACCTTCACGGCGAGGTAACCAGAAGTCTTCCATCATCGAAAGGTGTTTACGGTCATCACGTACTTCACCAGTCTGTGCATCATACACCAACTTGTTTTTGTACTTAACCATAATATCACGGAGATATTGTTCTGCTTTTAACTTTGGTAAATTACCAACGTCAATGTAAAAAATTCTACGTTCTGGCGCACGTGAAATACGGTAAATAACCGTAGCATCTTCAATCATACGTAGTTGATTAAGTGGCTTAATTGCTTTATGTAAGTATGATAACACCACCGCACGGCGTGAGTCCATTAATCCTGAATTGACATTAATGATAGCATCTTTGGCAATACGAACACCAACTGGTCCGTAACTAGAAGAAGAACCTGATACTACTTTATCGTTATAGATGTAGTATTCATTAACTGTTTGAACAATATCTACAGAAGTTCCGGTGTCTTTATCTTTTTTGATTTCACGTACCTTACGAATCTTACGTGGATCAATATATCTAAGTGCTTTAATACCTTGAGTTGGGTTTGTATCATCTAGGATAATGTGATAAAAAATTCTACCATCAATATAGAATCTACGGAAAGTATCCGTTGACATATTCTGGTAGTTTAATAAGTGAAGAACGTTCGTGAATTCTTCTTCAATAGCTTTTTTAATTTTTTCTGGTTGCTTCAAATCATCCATAACAATACGCACTGATTTGCCGTTATCATTCTGAACAATTGCTTCATTTACAATATCATCAACAGCAGATTCAATCTCTGGTTGCATTGCCATTTCACGGTAACGAGAGATTAGTTCGACCTCATTTTTCGCTGTACCGTCTAAGTCAACATAAGTACCGTAATAAGCGGCAGACGAAATCGTCAAAGCACCGTCTTCATTCGAAGGCGGAGCAAAGGTTTTCTGTGACTGCTGTTCTACATCAGTCTTCTGACGAGAAATCTGAAAGCCGAATAAACTTAGTGCCATATTTTTAAATCCATTTCAAATAAACATAATAAGGGGGAAGTAATTCCCCCTCTACAAAATTAGGAAGTAGTATCAGACTCCCACCATTGATATGCTAGAGTTGCAGTAAATTCTTCGATAGAATCATTTGCACCCCAATCCAAGTCAATTGGTGACAAGTCAACAGGGAAAGCACCAACAAATTTATAAGATTTGATGATGGCACCTGCTTTATCATATTGGTCTACTTTAGCATCAACTGAATAACCTGATGGTGTTACGGCAGTGCCATTACGCACGTTAGTGCCATGGGAATTGATACCGTTCATCCAAGACTCAAAGGCTTTACGCACTTTGAAGTTTTCATCGTTGATGATTGTAATTGTCCAGTCAGCAAAGTTTCTATTTCCAGCGAACTTCAACTCACGACCGAAGTAATATAATGGTACAGTACCAACAGTTGAACCTGGTAATTGTGCAGTCTTACACAGGAATGTTAGTGCTTGTCCAGAATTTACTGAATCGTTAGCGTAAGTTGGAAAAGTCATTGTGACTTGGAACAGGTTGGGACGAGCACCATCTCCAATGAGATTTGCACGAAACTCTGTTACGTTGAAAGCCATTTGTTTCTCCTATTTCTTATTATTTATTAAGCGCCACCAACGATTTCGCTGAATTGTACACCAGAGCGAACTGCGATGAAATTCAACTGAATGTAGTTGATTGAACGTGCTGGCTTAATATAAATGTCACCAACAAATCTGTTGCCATCAATAACTGCTTGTGTATTATTTGTTGTGTCACAAACAACACGGTAGTCATAGATGCCACGGCGACCTTTAATATCACGCAAGAAAGGTTCTACTAGAGCAACAAATTGAGCACGTGTAAATTCATCGTTTAGTTCAAACAATGAGAATTTCGATGCATTAGAAATTGCTTTTTCGAGAACAATAAACAGACGGCGGACATTGATTCTGCTGAATGCTGATGGTTGTGTTGTAAGTGTTTTGTCACCGAACAACAGCGTACCTTGTCCAGGTAATGAAATTACCGGATTAACAGCGGCAGAATAGATTGTGTCACGCTGTGCTTGGTTTGGATTCCATGCCAATTTAACAACGTTCTTAACTGCGCCACGTGAATAACCAGCTGGTGAGAACCATGGGTCTGTGTTGTCATCTGTGCGAACACATAGACCAGCCATGTCACCGTTCAATGGAATCCAACGATACATGTTATTGTATTTGTCGTATTGGTATTTCCAACCAGAATCTGCGAAAGCGTAATTCGTGCTAGTTAATGAAGCGGCCCAAGCGGCAACCGCAGTAGTAGCGGCAGAAGCAGTTTGACCAACAACTTGACCTTGTAGTGGAGATATGAAAGCTACACAATCCATACGTGTCTTAGCAATGTTAGTTGCATAGTTTTGTGTTGTTGTATCCATACCATCACCAGTAACAATCAGTGAAATATCTACTTCATCTTTGTTAGAGAATAAATCGAGTCCAACTAGAACGTCAGCAGACACAGGTGCAGAAGATGCTCCACGTGTCATGCTTGAAGAAGTGTTACCGAATGCTGGAGTATAAACTGTATTGCCAGAAGCAATTACGTCTGTATTAGCAGAGAAAGCGGCAGTATTATTCAACGCATAGATGTATCTTGAATTGTTACGAATAACAGTCTTCCAGTATGCTGGAGTACCATCATCATACACTGCATCTGGTGCTTGTGAAACATAAGCAAATGCTTCTAGAACGGTATCTTTTGTTCCAGTAAACAAACCGTCTTCATCGATAACTGCAATGTGAATTTGGTCATTTGCGCCACCATAAGAAGAAACATATGGTGTTGTGCTTGGAGCACCAGCGAAACTGGACTTGTATGTCCAAGTTGCAAAACCATTTGTTGCATTAGCTGTACACACTGAAACCTTCAATGAGTTTCCTAATGCACCTGCGTAACGAGCACCGAAAGTTCCGTGATATGAGTTTGCAGTAATCCCATTATCATAAGAATCTTCATTGTCTATGAGAATTGCTGTGTTACCTGTTGTTGAATTGATAGTCGATGAACCTACGGCACGAACAACTTGAAGGTTGTTACCATATGCTAAAAAGTTAGCGGCTGAAAAGAAAGATACACCTGTGTTCGCTACACCCGAAGCTGCCGATGTGTTGGCAGAAGGTTGTCCGAATACTGATACTAATTCACTTTCTGTTGTTACGAGGGTTCTTTTGTCTGCTGGTCCCCATTGGAAGTCACCAACAAATGCACCGGCCGTAGTAGATACCGAAGGAACGACTGTGGTTAAGTCTACCTCTGATACATTTACGCCTGGAGAAATTTGAAATGCCATTTTGATCTCCTTGTTATTATACTGTTATTTTGGCAATAACCTATAATGTATTTATTAAATGAAGGTTTTGTAGTTATGCTCTAAAAAACGAAGACAAATTTTCCGAGTCTTCCTTATCCAGCCAAACATCACCACCCTCCACGATATATTTACTGTTGTTTCCATCATCAAAGATGCCAAAAGACGGCAATTCCTCATCAGATTGATTTAACATCTCTAACTGCATCTGTTTTCTAAGATCATGGTTAACAATCTCTTTAAAATACTGTTGAGTTGTCATCCATGCAAAGATGACCAGTGTCATAACAATGTCATCATTCGATCCTTCTTCTGCTTTAAAACTATTCATACTTGAAACGAACGTTGTAAGCTGGGAGATGGTATCAAAATCGTTAATAATTAATTTGTCGTTTTCAATTAAAGTCTTTAGATTTGAACATCCAATTCGTTTAACTTGGGGTGACATTTTAATACCCATTTGAATACCTCTGCCAAAGCCGGTACCCATTGCTTGCGCTTTCTTATTGCCAGTTTCAATCTTTACTACGTTTTCATATTCCAAGTCTTGGTGTAAAGTGTCGGCAATTTGTGGTGTATTATTTATCTCAACCAAAACATACGCATCGTTGAATAGTCTGGCTGTATTGTAAATTACTGTTGGAAATAAGACAGGTGAGATTGATGAAGAATTGTACTTTGCAACCTGTCTATATGGTACCGATGAAACATCAAACACAGAAAACGATGATGCATCCATGTTTCTACCTTCAGCAGGATCAACTGTCATTGCATAGATATGGTCTGCTGAACGTTCTTCATCACCTTTAATCGGATACTCATAAATGTCTAGTAACTCATGTTTGGCAATTGGTTCTTTGTATACCAATTGAGCAAGTTTAGATCCAGAGATAAGTGTGTTCGTAGAACCCAAGAATTCACATTCAAACTCTTGTCTAAACTGTTCTTCAGAAGTGTTCTTAATAGTTTCTTCTTTCCACTTTTCACTACGACCAGGGACCATAGACCAGTGAATCTGAAATGTTTTATAACCGTTCTTCTTACCGATAGCATCCATCCATAGTTTGTAAAATAGATTCATACCGTTAGGTGTGGAGACAATAATAATCTTGGTTGTTTGACCAGATGAGATAACAGGGTAAACAGAATTAAAGAACTCATTAGCTATGTTGGCTGGAACGAACGCAAACTCATCCAAGAATACAATGTTAAATGCACCTCCACGAACAGCAGAACTTGAAGTTGAAGCGGCAATAATTTTTGATCCGTTTTCCAGTTCTACGTTACCTTTGTTCCATGTGATAACGCCTTGCTGAAGCCATATGGGTAAGTTTTCATATGCAAGTTGATACTTGGATAAAATGTCACGTGCTAATGAACCTTTGTTAGCAAGAACGGCAATGTTTTGGGAATCTTGAAAGAGTGTTACCCAAAGAAGATATGCAACTGATGTTGTTGTTTTACCAACCTGACGGGGACATTTTGTGATTGAGAATCTGCTTTCGTGATATGTGCGGATCATTTCTTTTTGAAAATCCCACATCTCAAATGGCATTAAACCACGATCAACGTTGACGATCTTAATGTACTTTTCAGCAAAATATACCGGATCTTTAGAGCATCTTATATACTCATCGACTTCTTCTTGTGTATATGCATGTTCAACACCAGCTTTCTTAAGAAGAGGATTATCACGATACGAATCTTTATTATTAATTGCCATTCTGTGCTTTAATTAATTTAGATAGTTCGGATGTTGAACCAATAAAGATCGCTTTGTCAACAGTAACATCACTCTTTTGTTTGATGTTCTTCATGTCCCGCACTGCCTTCTGCATCGTCATAAGTTTTTCGTTTGCGTCTGCTGTATTCTTAATGAGTGTAGCAACAACTTCAAACGCACGTGGATGTTCAGACTCAGAAGCAATAGCAAGAAGATGGTCGATTGCCTGATTGCCTTTGTTTACCAAATCTTTAATTGTCTTCCGAGATTCTTCGTAGTCTTGGTCAAGGTCTTGTTCAAGCCTAGCTGGTGTGCCGAACTTGGTTGGTTCTTGAACAGAAGGTAGAATCTCTTGTACTGATTGTTCAACTTTTACTTCTACATCAAAAATTTCAGACATACTTTTTTCAAATTTGGACATAATTAAGTTATATTAGGAAATTCTTGAGTTGTAATAGTGTATGTATAATTATTTGGCATCACAACATTTGATGGGTTTGGTGCAACAGTAATCTTAACTGAAGAATTTGATGTTAGATTAAAACTATTTGCTATCCATGTTGCGTTTGTAGTCACACCAATCACTTTTTTATCGCTAGTTAAATGCCCAAACACATCAGTAAGTTCTAATAATTTTGAGGTTGCGTTCCAAGATACAACTTTAGCCGTGGCTGTTGCTGTATCATAAGAGTAACCTTGATAAACATCTTCACCAAATTGGTACTTACCTAAACCACCTGCCGCCATGGTGCCTACAACATTGCTCTCATGTAATGAAGGTTCATTAATAATGTTTGTAATCGAACTTCTAATAATTTTTGGTTGTGAAACTGGTCCATACAAATAACCTTTTACAGTAAAGTTGAGTGTCCAGATGATAGAACGAATGTTTGTATTGTAGTCACCTTCATAATCAATCTCATTCGAAACATCACGGAGGACGATTGGTAGTTGTTTAATCATACCAAGTTCAGGTATTAAATTGACCGCAATAGTATAATCTGGTGTGAAATATGGAAGAATCTTCTCCATAAGTTGAGCACCATCTTCGATGTTGCGTACATATGCATAGAGAGTAAAATCGAAATCAAATGGAACAGGATTGTATGTTGATAGTGAAGTTGTTCCGGATGGAATATTGATTTTAAAATTAGTATTTAATTTTCTGGCTGCATCATACTTCATGTTTTCCATTACAAAAGACATGATAGGTAAAGTTATCTGTGTTTTCTTGTCTAGGTTTGGATCACCTTCTAGGCGAGATACATACTTTTCTTTTCCGCCATACACAATTGGAACAAGAAAATGTTCCTTTTCATAGCCGTTTGAATCATAACGTACTAAATTAATTTCATTAAATATGTTGCCGAACGCAACAACCATTTTTCTGATTGTACGATGGTATGAATAATTTGTTGCCGTCATGTTATGCTACCGAAAGGATTTGATTCTGATAAATCAACAATTTCATTTGCTTCTGTTTGTATAACTTTATTATCATACATTTCACGTTCTTGTGGATCAATCAACTCATCTGGTGTTTGTGAAGTTGTATATGATGCATTACTTGTGTTACCACGAACAAGAGTATTGTTAGCAAATTCACCATAGTTATCTGTAACCTTCAAGATACCAGTTGGTTTATCCCAAGAAGCAACAGTTCCGTATGCCGTGTTGGCTGTGTTGTGTACAGATTCACCTTGTATAAAGTTACCATTACCAGTAGCAGTATTCATTGTAAGTGTGATGTTGTATGCATTATCGTAAACAATATCATCAATATTTGGAATACCAACATCAATTGTTTCTTGTGAGTATTTGAATTTCTCAAGTTCAAGTTTGTAGAAGTATGGATATTTGTTACCCATAACATAGAATGCTTCTGTATAATTTACATACTTGATTTCATACATCTCACCTGTTTGAGATAAGAATGGAATGTAAATTAGATCACCTTCACGTGGTCTAATATATGTGTCTTGTGGAACCCAACGTGAGAAAGAACGTTTAGAAACAATCACAGACATGTTGTTGCGAATTTCTAAACCAAACTTGGAGAAGAATTCTCTTTCACCTTCATATCCATCCACGTTAGTGATGTAGAGTTCGAGTGGATATGCGGCAGTAAACTTCTTGAGCGGATCTTCACCATAGATTAAATCTCTGGCAGCCTCATTGATGTTTGGCACGTAATAACAATCGACACCATTAATCTTAATGGTTTCAATCATCAAGTCTTCTATGAGCCTTTGCTCCGGACTACTTCCGAAATTATTAAAATATAAATTGGTCGCCATGTTAGTTCAAATAGAAATCTACCGGTAACTCATATTTAGATTGCATTTCTTCTTCTAATGCTTTTATTTCCTCTACGGCATCATTGTAGATTTGTTGACCATTCAACATAACACCACCTGGAAGTTGTACCCCCTGAAATTTACTTAAATTGGAACCCCAATTTCTCTTAATAAGTGCAGTAGCATATTCTTTGAGCCAACGGTCATTCCAGACTGATGCATACTGAGCAGAGTCAATCATTGCATATGATTCGGCAATCACCACATCACCCGCTTTCACGGCTGAACCCCATCCCCAGTCACAAAACAGTTTGTTCATGTGTCGTTGATAACGAATTGGTACTTCACCTGTAAACAATAACTCAAGTGAACGGAGATGTTGCATCGTAAGTGTATAGTTCACATAAGATGCCGATGTAAAGTCATACAGTTCATTCAGACGTAGCTGATAACGGAGGTCAAACATATTGTTTGTGTTAATCGAGTCTGAAATTGGAAAGACACGTGTTACACCAACAATGTTTACCGCATTATTACCGGTATCAAGTGTCACTGACGGTGACATATTGATGTACTTGTTCGTTATGTCGGTAGCATCCAGTTGTTTGATGTAATACACTTTCTGTAGTGCATCAAAATGATAGTCTTGCCAATACTGAAACGCATCATCGATTCGGTCTTCTATCTGGTCATCATCGAGATTGATTTCGATGGTTGGAAAACCAAGTCTGCGTAGGCAGTATTCTTTAAATGTTTGTCTGTTGGTAACCGAAGGCATTAAAATTTCTCCTTATTGTAAGGTATTTATGCCAATGTTTTCCTAATCTTGGTCAAGTCTGCACAGGTGTATGCTTGATAACTGTCCTGTAAAATCTTTGGCATTGGAATAAATTGACATTTGGCATTATATTTTATTGCAACTTCTTGTGCCACCTCCAAAAAGGACTTTGCTTTTCCTGTTCCAACATTCCAAATGCCAGACTCTTTGACATTCAAGAACGCTTGGTGAGTATCAACAACAGATTCCACTGGTACAAAATCTCTACGGAAGCTGTCCGAACCTTCAAAAATATCAATGACACCTTTCTCTTGTGCTTGTTTTGAAAACTTATGGTATGGACTAGCTTGTCCTCCTTTGTGGTCTTCAACAGAACCTGAACCATATACATTAAAGTATCTGAAACCTTGTACCTTTATACCCCATGTTTTACTTTGTGCGTATCGTTCAAACATATACTTCGACCATGCATACGGAGTTCTTGGGTCCACTGGAGAGTCTTCTTTAAATTCCGTGCCCAATCCATACACAGAAGCTGATGACGCATATTGAAAATCAATACCAAGACGATTGCATGTTTCTAACAACCATACTGAAAAGTCGTAGTTTTGACGCATAATTTTATCTACATCCGTTTCGGTAGTAGATGATATTGCACCAAGATGTATCACGAGGTCGTAATCATATCCGGGAAAATGTTCTCCCCAATTAAAACCGGTCACATCATGCACTGGAGAAAGTGCTTTAACCATATTTTGGCCGATGAACCCTTTATGACCAGTCACCAATATTTTCATTTCTGGGAATCTCCGGACATCACTCTATAATTGTCTTCTTTGTGGTCACCAGTTGAGACTTCAATAATAGTACCTTCTTCTAAACAAGTAATTCGATGTGGTTCTAGAGGTTTATTTCTCCAGGTATTACCTACACCTAGAATTTTTTTATGTAGTGTTGCATCTTTGGTATCAATATATTCTATCTCAAATTTACCTGAAAGCACGTACCAACTCTCATCTTTATTCTGATGAAAGTGCATTGAAAATTTTGCATCAGTATTAAAGTTTAAAAACTTACCACAATATTCTGGAGTTGATGCCCAAATTAATTCTGAACCCCAACCTTTTTTTATTTTACCTTCTTTATTCAGCATATATTTCCTTAATTGACGGTGCATAAACACCGATATGTTTTACTGTGATAGATGATGCTTTAATTGCAAACCCTATAGAAGTATCTATGTTTCCTGTTTGTAGATATTCAAATGCAAAACTGGCTAAAAATGTGTCGCCTGCACCACATACATCTGCAATTTCAACCTTTGGAGCCTCATATTTTCTTTGTTCCCACATTGCACCGTGTTTACCCATAGTTACAATTAAATTTTTTGGTGTGCTTTTTGAGTTGGCATATTCGGCGGAATTTATTTTAACGATGGCACCATTAAACCGTGCTAAGTCGGTCTTTTTTGTATCAACAAAAACTGGTATACCTGTTTGTATCAAACTTTCAATAAGTTCATACGAAACAAAACCTTTGTTGTAATCTGATATTATAATACCATCAACGTTTTTTGGAAAATATGTTTTGATATGATCTAAAGGTTCCGATTGAACATCGTTATCGATGCGTAAAATATGTTGTTTGGTTCTTTCATCAATCATTCTTGCTTTGACTGATGTTGAGCCAAAATAGGAAATGACTTCTACACCCAACGCTTTTAAATTTTCTTCTACGTTGGCAGCCATACCATTTTTACTCTCAATACGCTTTGGTACAAAAACTGGAATTGGTGCTTCTGGACTTAATCTATCAATGTTACCATAGTGGTATTCATCTATGCATTTGTCGCCTATTAATATAACTTTCAATGGTCTTCGTTGTCGATTCATCAATAATTCTTTCATAATAAATTATTTTTTTTGCATGTTGTGAACCGATGATAGGCTTATCTTTCCAATCTGATCCTACTATCATACAATCCGGTTCATATTCTTTAATGATATTTATAAGTTCTTCATCCGAATCAAAGACAGAGACCCGATTTACAGCTTTTATGTTTGACATCAACATTGCTCGATTATGTTCACTATTGAATGGCCTATCTGCACCTTTCTTCTCTGAAATTCTCTTATCGGAATCTATTGCAACATGTAAAAAGTCACCTAAACTTTTTGCGTAGTTCAGCAAATCTAGGTGACCCGTGTGTAGTACGTCAAACGAACCGTTAACGAATACTTTCATTTATTGTACTATCACTCAATTCCCATTTCCTTACGAATCTTCGTTGCGGAAATTGAATGTGTTGCGTCATCAAAAACTTCTTGCTCAATCTTGTAACCAACATCACGACCATAAGTAATGTTCACAATGTTTGGTACAACTTGAATTTCGTATTGACCTTGATAAAGTGTGTCTAAATCTCTACGAATATAGTTCTTAACTTGTTCAATAGCAAATGGATTGGAACCTTGCCATCCTTGACAATCTCTAATTTGAATAACAACTTGTCCTGTCTTAGCAATAGCACGTTCAAACAACTTACGGTGCCCTTGATGCCACGGTTGCCAACGACCTAGCATTTGAACTGTTTCTTTTTGCCAATCAAATCTTGGTCTGTGGCGATTTTCTAAAATATGATTGCCTACAAACTCAACCCATTTTTCCGCATTTTGTTCGGTGATTCTAAAGTCGTAAACTTCTGGAGGAACAAATGCTTTATTTGTATCATCATATCTACCAGCATCGATTGTATCCATCCAAATGGTCCAATCAGCTTTAAAATTATGACGCATTTCTGGCAGAGGTGCAACAAAGTCACAAATGACAAAATCTCCAGAACACTTCATTGCAAATTCAAACATTCTTAGGCTTTGGCGAATACGTCCTTCTCGGCTAAAGTCCCAATCATTAAAACGTTTTCGTACTTCATCAGCATTGAACCAGTCCACAGAAACTTTCAACAAAGTATGATCTGGAATACCCTCATAATTTAAGAGTTTATCTGGATTTACTTTAAAAATATCACCATTATCTTCAAGATATTTTTTAAGTTTTTCTGCAAAGTAGGTTTTACCTGAACCGGGTAAACCCATAATTAAAATCTTTTTCATATCAATCCTTTATTGAGGAGTACACAATACATTATTTCCAATAATCTCATAGTTATATTCATACTGATTCAAGAATTTTTTAATATCTTCCAGAATAGTTTTTCTATTGTCACAATGTTCTATGAATATTATAGGTAGATGTTTTTTAATTGTCTTAGAACCACCAATTAAAACATCTAAGTCCATACCTTCAACATCAACTTTTAATAGATGCACTTTAGGTATTTTATAACACTCAACGAACCAGTCGAGTGTGTTTATCTGAACAACAATTTTATTGTTCGTTTTTTCGGTAATGATATCTTGCACTAAACTGAAGGTGCCGAAATCGTTCTTTTCGAAATAATTCGGTTCTTCAAACTCGACCTTAGTGTTTTCTTTACCGAGTCCTATATTATATGTATATACGTTGTAAAGATTATTGATAGCCGCATTACCGGATAACATCTGAAACACTTGTCTTTGTGGCTCAAAGGAGTATACTTTTCCTTTTGGAAATGCTTTCGCCATCCAAGTTGTAAATGTTCCTATATTAGCACCAATATCAAATATTACTGGCTCAGAAAATTCTTTTATTGATTGATAGCAATTATATGCTTCGATTGTTGAGGTGTTTCCGTGATCTAAGAGCCATTGCCCATGTCCTACTTGTTCTTGATTACAATCAAAACGATTCACAATCATCAAACCGTGGTCACAACTCAATAAAACATTTCGGTGAACTTTATCACCTATATTGAAGATCATTTTATTCTTTCAATTTTACAAATGCAGTCTGAAAAGAATCTGGTAAATGTATTAATTCTATTTTGTGCCAGTGCGACTGTATAAACATTTCAATTCCCATTCTGGGTGAAAGTTGTACTGGAGCACTACCGTGTTCATCAACAAGTTTCCACCCAATTGAATCATCGCAGAGCATAACTCCACCGACAGGCAATAATCTCCAAGACAAAATCATATCTTCTAACACGGCGGCAGATGTGTGGTCACCGTCAACAAAAATAAACTCAAACTTTTCTTTATGGTGAATCAATTCTGCCAACGCTTCATAACTATATTTGTTGATGTATGTAACATTACCCACACATTTACTTAAATTATATTCAAAAGTTCTTTTGATTGTTTCAAAATCAAAAGCATGATTATCATTTAGTGTTGTGTGTGGGTCGATAGCGTATATTTTAAACTTGTCATTATAAATTTTACCAAACTCTGAAACCCAAAAAGTGGTTATTCCTTCAAAACAACCAATTTCTATCATCTTATTTGGAACACCATATTTTTCAAATAGAAATTTAATATTGGTTTGTGTTCTTTCTCTACCCATATCAACTGTAGAAATGTACATATCAACTATTCCTCTTAGCCCAATCTTCAAATCTTCCTGGTTTATGCACTCTGATAAAGATGTTAATGCTCTCTGCAACGTTTGCCATTGTATTTAAATTAATATCCATTTGTCTCGGTGCAAGCATACCATCTTGTTGTTGTTGCAACCAATAACTAACCATATTGTATGTCGTATCGTAAACTTCAAGATCAACGCCGTGATATAAACCGAAGGTGCTGTCACTTAATTTTTTTGCAATAGATTCAAAGTTTACCTTTTGGTCAAACATCCTGAATGTTTTTGCCGATAGAGGTCGAACGTGAGTGTAATCATCCCAATATAAATCACATCGGTGGTGTGGCACATTTATAAACCACTCGGCACCATCTTTGCTGACTCTGTACATCTCTTTGATGATGTTCGTAAAAACTTTTGGATCTTGACCAAGATGTTCAAGTATATTATCGGCAGTAATCTTGTCAAAAAAGTTATCTTCATATGGCCAAGGTGTAACTTCAAAATCTAAAACTTCATCTGGATTGCATTTTGCTTCTACGTCTACATTCCAATGGTCATTTAATTTTTTAAATCCACAACCCATATTTAATTTTGTGTGTTCAGGTTCCATAATATTCTCCATAATTAAATCCAAGCATCCCAAAAAATCTCACGGTTGTATTGTTCATACAAATCTAATCCAAGATACTCAACGCAGTTAACTGTTGTCTTCTCAAGGGAAGGTTTAACTTTGTGTAAGTTAGGCAAACCTATTGCAAGATCATTATACTTTTCGGTTTGTTCAATTTTAGTAAAATCGTGTTTGAATTCTGGTAATTCAAAAAAGTCATAGATTCTTTTTGTTTGGCTTTTTGGACTATTGCAAAATCTATTATAATCAACAAACAAAAATCTATCAAGATAACCCATAGTAATGGCATCTTTAAGATTTCTATGACTTAGACCCATTGCACCTTCTGGTCCAGCATAATAGTATGCTCTTGATGCAATGTTTGAACCTTCTCTGAGATTTGCATCTGCGTTTGTAAAGAACAGAGGATTTTCTTTACGCATTCTTTCGAATGAAGTTAAAATCTCTGCTGGATTTCTAACACAAATTACCATTTTTACTTGTCTTTGTAAAACAGCTTCTAGTTGACCAATCAGTGGAACCCAACCTCTGTCTTTATCAAATACAATTGGCTTGTCGAGGTGTGAATAGTAACCATCAAGAACACCATTTAAAACACCAAGTTTTGCTTGATCGTTTCGATATTCTTTATTAGCTTCAATGCTACTCCAATTAGCATTGATTGATCCAAAAATTGACGATAACGAACTAACCGACTCTCCATGAATTTCAGGATTTTGTTTAAGTATGTTTGTTATGAGGGTTGATCCGGATCTAGGTAGTCCGGAAATAAAATGCAAATTATCTTTCTTCATTTTCACTCCAATAAAAAATTATGTATGAATTATATATGTCACTCTTTAATTGCTTCTTCCGTTGGTTTAGGAAAAAGTTTCGTTAATTCTGCCGAGACTTCTTCAAAAGTGTCTTCCCATTTTCCAAACTTTTTCTGTCTAAAAACTCTTGTACTATCTTCATACCAAGGACTATGTTTATCACCATTGGCCCAAATGTGGTATGGTAAAAGTGGTACAATAACCCATGTTGGTTTACCCATAGCAGAAGCAATATGTGCAATGCTTGTACAGGAGGTTATAACCAAATCTAAATTCTGAATACAAGCTACAGTATCTTCCCACGATATAATTAGATGTTGGAGATCCGAAATCTCATCAGGCAATTCTCTAAGATCGGTATCTCTTTGCAAACTATAAAACTGTATGTGTTCGTTGTCTTTATATAGGTTAATTATTTTTTCAGCCGGAAATAAACGAAATTGTTGATGTTCAAAAAGCGGACTTCCGCTCCAACGAATACCAATTTTTATTTGCTTTTTGGTATTCAGAATTGATTTCCAAATGTCAATGCTTTCGTCTTTTGGAAAAATATATGGCTGGTTAGGCAACGTTTCAAACGTATGACCAAATAACCAACTACAGCTAAATCCAGGAATCCAATAGTCGTGGAAAGTGGAACTAACTTCATCAAGTGTTATGCACTTGTGTGTGCCAGGAACTCTATTGAATATGGGATGTAACGATTTTTCACAGCAAAGAATTGCTATACCACCTCTTTTCCAAACTTCAGTGGCAAATCTGGCATAGATGATTTGATCTCCAAACCCACATTCCATATTGAGTATGACTGTTTTTCCAGTTAAGTCATCTTGGCCATTCCAAATAGGTTTACTTGTGTTGAGTTTGCCTGAACCGTATACTTTAAGGCCTCGGCCATATTCAAGGCATTGAAAGCCTTCTTGTAATTTACCTTGATTAATTAAAAACCAACCTCGGTTAAATTTTGCTCTCGGATCGGTAGGATCATTTGCTTCCATTTGTTCTGCAAGTTTCCAGCCTTCTGCAAACCTGCCACGTATCATCAAATTCAGTTGTTGATCTATCAAATGCATTATAAAACTCCATTACTATTAAGTTAAATATTTATCCTTTTAAAACTGCCAAAGTGTGTAAATTACCAGCCGACACTGCTGTCCACAAACTGGATCCAATTTGAACTGGTGAGGATTTGGACACAGATGTACCATCACCTAATTGACCAGAAGTGCCTAAACCCCAAGTAAATAAACTTCTACTGAAGCTAATTGCCGCTGTGTGTGAGAGTCCAGTTGACACTATCCTCCAAGTGTTGGATCCAATTTGAACCGGTAAGTTTCTTTGTAAAGTTGTTCCATCACCTAATTGACCATAAGCATTACTACCCCAAGTAAACAATAAATTATCAGATCTAATTGCGGCTGTGTGTGTGCCACCCGCCGACACTGCTGTCCAGGAACTGGATCCAATTTGAGTGGGACTGTTGGAACTTTTACCGTTTGCACCTATCAATATTGGACTAGATTTGCTTATAATTGTACCATCACCCAATCGACCTGAGCCACCATATCCCCAAGTAAACAAGTATCCATCAGATCTAATTGCGGCTGTGTGTGTGCCACCCGCCGACACTGCTGTCCAGGAACTGGATCCAATTTGAACTGGTGAGGATTTGTTTACAAGTGTACCATCACCCAATCGACCATCATTGCTTTGACCCCAAGCAAACAAGTATCCATCAGACCTAATTGCGGCTGTGTGATATCGTCCAGCCGATACTGCTGTCCAGGAACTGGATCCAATTTGAACTGGTGAGGATCTATTTGTCTGTGTGCCATCTCCTAATCGACCAGAGGAATTAGCACCCCAAGTGAACAGTGTGCCACCGGACCTAATTGCTGCCGTGTGCTGATCGCCCGCCGACACTGCTGTCCAAGAACTGGATCCAATTTGAACTGGTGAGGATTTGTTTGCAGTTGTTCCGTCACCCAATCGTCCATTATTTCCTGAACCCCAAGTAAACAGTGTGCCACCAGATCTAATTGCGACTGTGTGTGAATCACCAACCGACACTGCTGTCCAGGAACTAGATCCGATTTGAACTGGTGAGTTTCTTTGTGTAGTTGTACCATCACCTAATGAGCCATAACTATTACCACCCCAGGTAAACAAGTACCCATCAGACCTAATTGCGGCCGTGTTTTGTATTCTAGCCGACACTGCTGTCCAGGAACTGGATCCAACTTGAATGGGGCTTGAAGAAGATAACGGATTATTTCCTACTTGAACTGGTGAGGATTTGGTTACAGTTGTTCCATCACCTAATCGACCAAAAGTTCCTGAACCCCAAGTAAACAGTGTGCCACCAGACCGGATTGCGGCTGTGTGTATGGAACCAGCCGACACTGCTGTCCAGGAACTGGATCCAATTTGAATTGGTGAAGATCTGAAGGCGAAACCCGCCGCACCATTCCCTAATCTACCGTATGTTTCAAAACCCCAAGTAAACAATGTACCACCAGACCTGATTGCGGCTGTGTGTTGATATGTAGCCGACACTGCTGTCCAGGAACTAGAACCAATTTGAACTGGTGAGGATTTATTCGCAGTTGTACTATCACCTAATTGACCTATGGTATTATATCCCCAAGCAAACAATAAATTATCCGATCTAATTGCGGCTGTGTGTTTATTTCCAGCCGACACTGCTGTCCAGGAACTGGATCCAATTTGAACTGGTGAGGATTTAGCCACAGTTGTACCATCACCCAATCGACCTTGGGCATTATATCCCCAGGTAAACAATGTACCACCAGACCTGATTGCGGCAGTGTGTGAACCACCGGCCGATACTGCTGTCCAAGAACTAGAACCAATTTGAACTGGTGAGGATTTATTCGCAGTTGTACCATCACCTAATCGACCTTGGGCATTATATCCCCAACTAAACAAGTATCCATCAGACCTAATTGCCGCAGTGTGCAGACTTCTTGCGCCAACCGACACTGCTGTCCAGGAACTAGAACCAATTTGAACTGGTGAGGACTTGCCTACAAATGTACCATCACCTAATTGACCTGTGGTATTATATCCCCAAGTAAATAATAATCCATCAGATCTAATTGCGGCTGTGTGTTTATTTCCAGCCGACACTGCTGTCCAGGAACTGGATCCAATTTGTACTGGTGATGATTTACTCACAACTGTGCCATCACCTAATCGACCTGAACCTCCATATCCCCAAGTAAACAACAAATTATCAGATCTAATTGCGGCTGTGTGATATTGTCCACTCGATACTACGGTCCAACTAAAAGAATCAGTAGAAACACCTGTTGCTCCACTAGACCCTGAACCCCAAGTAAACAGCGTGCCACCAGACCTAATTGCGGCTGTATGGAAAGAACCAGCCGCCACTGCTGTCCAGGAACTGGATCCAATTTGAACTGGTGAGGATTTGTTTGCAATTGTACCATCACCTAATCGGCCATCAGCTCCTGCACCCCAAGCAAACAAGTACCCATCAGATCTAATTGCCATTGTGTGGGCAAAAGCAGCCGATATTACAGTCCAACTATAAAGATCAGTAACCGCGCCTGTTTGACCGAAAGTTCCTGAACCCCAAGTAAATAATAATCCATCAGATCTAATTGCGGCTGTGTGAGATGAGCCGGTCGACACTGCTGTCCAAGAACTAGAACCAATTTGAACGGGTGAAGATTTATCCACAGTTGTACCATCACCCAATCGACTATCAATATTAGCACCCCAAGTAAACAGTGTGCCACCGGATCTAATTGCGGCTGTGTGTGTAGCACCAGCTGCCACTGCTGTCCAGGAACTTGATCCAATTTGAACCGGTGAGGATTTTCCCGAAGTTGTTCCGTCACCTAATTGACCAGAAGTTCCAAGACCCCAAGCAAACAAGTATCCATCAGATCTAATTGCGGCTGTGTGTGCAAATCCAGCCGACACTGCTGTCCAAGAACTAGATCCAATTTGTACTGGTGAGGATTTGTTTACAAGTGTACCATCACCCAATCGACCATCAGTATTATTACCCCAAGTAAATAATAATCCATCAGACCTAATTGCTACTGTGTGTGAAATACCAGCTGCCACTGCTGTCCAAGAACTTGATCCAATTTGAGTAGGACTAGATTTGGCTGTGATGTTTAAGCCCACTAACACCGGACTACTTTTAGCTATAATTGTACCATCACCTAATCGACCTGAGCCACCATATCCCCAACTAAACAAGTATCCATCAGACCTAATTGCGGCAGTGTGTGTACCAGCATTTTTACCAGCCGACACTGCTGTCCAAGAACTTGATCCAATTTGAACTGGTGAGGATTTAGACCCAGATGTACCATCACCTAATTGACCAGAACTTCCTGCACCCCAAGTAAACAGTGTGCCACCGGATCTAATTGCGGCTGTGTGTGAACCACCGGCCGATACTGCTGTCCAAGAACTAGAACCAATTTGAACTGGTGAGGATTTATCCGCAGTTGTACCATCACCTAATTGACCAGAGGTGTTTTGACCCCAAGTAAACAGTGTGCCACCAGACCTAATTGCGGCTGTGTTTTGCTGGCCAGCCGACACTGCTGTCCAGGAACTTGATCCGATTTGAACGGGGCTTAAAGAAGATAACGGATTATTTCCTACTTGAACCGGTGAGGATCTATTTGTAGCTCTTTGTCCATCACCTAATTGACCAAATTGACCATACCCCCAAGTAAACAGTGTGCCACCAGACCTAATTGCGGCTGTGTGGCGGCTGCCGGCCGACACTGCTGTCCAGGAACTGGATCCAATTTGAACTGGTGAGGATCTATTTGACTGGTCGCCCACTCCCAATCGACCTGAGCCACCATATCCCCAAGTAAACAGTGTGCCACCGGATCTAATTGCTCCCATGTGTCCACCTGATAATGAAGCCGCCACTGCTGTCCAAGAACTGGATCCAATTTGAACTGGTGAGGATTTAGACCCAGATGTACCATCACCTAATTGACCCGAATCACCGCGACCCCAAGTAAACAGTGTGCCACCAGACCTAATTGCGGCTGAGATTTGAGAACTAGCCGCCACTGCTGTCCAAGAACTAGATCCAATTTGAACTGGTGAGGATCTATTTGTCTGTGTACTGTCACCTAATGGACCAAAGGCATTCGCACCCCAACCAAACAAGTATCCATCAGACCTAATTGCCAAGTTGTGGGTGCCACTCGATACTGCTGTCCAGGAACTTGATCCAATTTGAACTGGCGAAGATTTGTTTGCGGTTGTTCCATCACCCAATCGACCATCGGTTCCTATACCAAAAGTAAACAATAAATTATCAGACCGGATTGCGGCCGAGTGTTGGAATCCAGCCGCCACTGCTGTCCAAGAACTAGAACCAATTTGAACTGGTGAGTTTCTTTGAAAAGTTGTTCCATCACCTAATTGACCAGAGGTGTTTTGACCCCAAGTAAATAATAATCCATCAGACCTAATTGCGGCTGTGTGATATCCACCAGCCGATACTGCTGTCCAGGAACTGGATCCAACTTGAATTGGAACAACTAGTCTAGTTATGGTTGTTCCATTGCCCAATTGACCAGAAGATCCATTGCCCCAAGTAAACAAATACCCATCAGATCTAATTGCGGCAGTGTGTGAACCACCGGCCGATATTACAGTCCAACTATAAACATCAGTAACAGCGCCTACTTGACCATAAGATCCTCCACCCCAAGTAAATAATAATCCATCAGATCTAATTGCGGCTGTGTGTATGGAACCAGCCGACACTGCTGTCCAGGAACTTGATCCAATTTGAACTGGTATTACGGCAGTGCTACCAGCATTATTACCTAATTGACCATAATTTCCTGAACCCCAAGCAAACAGTGTGCCACCGGATCTAATTGCGGCGGTGTGAGCACCACCACCCGCCACTGCTGTCCAAGAACTGGATCCAATTTGAACTGGTGATGACGTTGATGTAAATGAAGCATTACCTAATTGACCAGATTGACCATACCCCCAAGTAAATAATAATCCATCAGATCTAATTGCGGCTGTGTGGCGGCTGCCGGCCGACACTGCTGTCCAGGAACTGGATCCAACTTGAACTGGTGAGGATTTGGTTACAAGTGTACCATCACCTAATTGACCCTCATTTCCGCGACCCCAAGTAAACAATAAATTATCAGACCTGATTGCGGCTGTGTGTGTAGAACCAGCCGATATTGCAGTCCAACTATAAACATCAGTAACAACAGCTATTGCTCCGTCAGGACCTGTACCCCAAGCATATAAGAAGCCGGGACCAGGTGGACCTATCGTACCTACGGCCGCAAACATTGTGCCAATATCCACACCACCACTTTGAAAATTTGTGGTGCCAAAAGCTGTGCCGCCATTACTCACGCTGTAGTAATAGTTAGAAATGTCGGTGCCACCGACTCTATAATTCACATCGGCTCTTTTTGAAGACCCGCCTATTGGTTCAAAGAGTGTATCTAGGTCAGCACCGGTAACTCTAAAACTTGTGGTTGGCATTTACAATTATTATTCTTGTGTAGGTTCTTCAGCCGGTGGTTGAGGAATTTCTAATATATCTCTGTGTTCATACACTTCACCATTTTCTACGGTGTAATTTAGGTAATCCGACATTTTATGAGTTGCTGGATTAAATTCTGTTGTATCTCTAATGATCTTAACGAATTCATTTTCTCTCATAAAGTTCTCATCAACTTTACACTTCAGGTCGAAATTATCATTGCCATTCCAATTTTTAGGTAATAGGTCATAAACACCTTTTATTTCACCGCCAATTAAATTTGCATATACTGTCATTCTTTTCCTCCTAATGAATCAGTGTTATCTAATAAAATATTTATCTTCTTTTCCAACTCTTTTATGGAGCCTTGTTGTTCTTTAATTGCTTCAATTAGTAAACCAATAATACTGTCATATGAAAGTGACATAGTACCGTTTTCATTTGTGTTTACAATTTCTGGAAGTATTTTCTGTACTTCTTGAGCAATAACACCTATTGATTTATTTCCATTATCTTTCCACGTGAAACTTACACCTCTCATCTGCAACACTTTATACATAGCATCTTCTAAAGTATGTATATTTTCTTTAGTATTTACGTCAGACAGTGTGTTGAAAATTGTGGCATTGAGTGTGCCTGTCGAAGGATTAAAATACAATTTCGTACTGCTTGCTTCAGCAGTTTGATTTGATCCGACTCCAGCAACAAATACTGGATAATGGTTAGCGTTAGTTGTGCTTTCTTCTGCCGCATTAATTGTCGTAGAAGGTCCTGCTGGTCCGATTGGTCCGATAGGTCCAATGGGTCCTTGTGGTCCAGCGTTGCCTATTGGACCAATGGGTCCTTGTGGTCCAGTATTGCCAATTGGTCCGATTGGTCCGATAGGTCCAATGGGTCCTTGTGGTCCTGTTAAGCCGATAGGTCCGATAGGTCCTTGTGGACCTGTTGCACCTCTTTGACCGGCAGCAGTAATTGTCCACGATGAAGCAGAAGTTGTACCAATATTAAAATCTGCGGCAATAGCAAAAGTTGTTCCACCAGTTATAGTTACTGTACCCTCAAAGAAGTTTGCTACTGTATTAACAGCACGAACTCTGGAACCGGTAATAAATGCACCTTGTGTATTTGTTGTGAGCGTGATAGTGCCGGTTGAGGATGGAACCGCAGTAGTTGTTGACGTTACACCGTCAAAACCTATTCCGATTGGGCCGATAGGTCCTTGCGGCCCAATAGGTCCAATGGGTCCGATTGGCCCTTGCGGCCCGATAGGTCCAATGGGTCCAATTGGGCCGATTGGACCAATAGGTCCTTGTGGTCCAGTTAAACCGATAGGTCCAATAGGTCCTTGCGGCCCAATAGGTCCGATAGGTCCGATAGGTCCAATCGGTCCAATAGGTCCTTGCGGTCCAGTTAAACCGATTGGTCCAATAGGTCCTTGCGGCCCAATAGGTCCGATAGGTCCGATAGGTCCGATAGGTCCTTGTGGTCCGATAGGTCCAATCGGTCCAATAGGTCCTTGTGGTCCTGTTAAGCCGATGGGTCCAATAGGTCCTTGTGGTCCAGTGTTACCGATTGGCCCAATAGGTCCTTGTGGTCCTGTTAAGCCGATGGGTCCAATAGGTCCTTGTGGTCCAATAGGTCCAATGGGTCCAATTGGACCGATAGGTCCTTGTGGTCCAGTATCACCAATTGGTCCAATAGGTCCTTGTGGTCCGATAGGTCCAATCGGTCCAATAGGTCCTTGTGGTCCTGTTAAGCCGATGGGTCCAATAGGTCCTTGTGGTCCAATAGGTCCAATAGGCCCGATGGGTCCAATAGGTCCTTGTGGTCCTGTTGGTCCGATTGGACCAATGGGACCAATAGGTCCTTGTGGTCCAGAGACACCTTGATTACCAATGGGTCCAATAGGTCCGATTGGTCCTTGTGGTCCAGTGTTTCCAATGGGACCAATAGGTCCTTGTGGTCCAGTTAAACCGATTGGTCCAATAGGTCCTTGTGGTCCGCTTGGTCCTTGTGGTCCTGTTGCACCTCTTTGACCAGCAATTGTTACAGTCCAAGAAGATGCTGTTGTTGTACCTAAGTTGAAATCTGCGGCAATAGCAAATGATGTGCCGGTGATTGTGACAACACCTTCAAAAAAGTTTGCAGTTGTGTTTGTTGCCCTTACACGATTTCCTGTTACAAAATCATGGAAAGTTGTGTTAACAATTAATGTAATTGTTCCTGAGCCTGCTGGAGTAGCAGATGAGGTTGAGGTTACTTGTGAACCTGGTCCTGTTGCACCCGTTGGTCCAGTGTTGCCGATTGGTCCAATAGGTCCAATTGGTCCTTGTGGTCCTGTATTACCAATAGGTCCAATTGGCCCAATAGGTCCTTGTGGTCCGCTTGGTCCTTGTGGTCCAATGGGTCCAATTGGACCGATAGGTCCTTGTGGTCCGCTTGGTCCTTGTGGTCCGATAGGCCCAATAGGTCCAATTGGTCCTTGTGGTCCTGTATTACCAATAGGTCCAATTGGCCCAATAGGTCCTTGTGGTCCGCTTGGTCCTTGTGGTCCAATTGGCCCGATTGGCCCAATAGGTCCTTGTGGTCCAGTATTACCAATTGGTCCAATGGGTCCTTGTGGTCCTGTTGGTCCAATAGGTCCAATGGGCCCAATAGGTCCTTGTGGTCCTGTTTGTCCGATAGGTCCGATAGGACCTTGTGGTCCAGTATTACCGATAGGTCCTTGTGGTCCGATTGGCCCGATTGGACCCTGTGGTCCTGTTGGTCCAATTGGACCTTGAGGTCCTGCTGTACCTGCGGGACCTGTGGGTCCTGTTGCACCAAAACCTCCGGCACCAACCCATTGGCCATTAGCGGCAATCACATAAGTGTTGCCTACTGTTAAGCCATTCTTAACTACGAATGTATTTGCTGATGCCAAGGTTCACTCTCCCCTAGGTGTGTTATTCTTATTATTTGTAAAAACCGGTTCTAACTATTTTAATCGTTAGTCTCTCGCTTGTTGTTGGTGTGAAAAGTAAATTCACGATATTTGTTTTAGCTGAAGGCGTTAAGTTAGCGGAGAAAGTTCCAAGTGTTCTGTTAAACAATGTTCCTTGTTCAGTTGTGTAAACATCATTTTCATCTTGTAAAAGATATACTGTTGTAAACAAAAATCTTTTTGTATCACCAGAAGAACCATCAACCGTTATAGAATAAGTTGCGGCACGAAAATCATCAGCATCAAACGAATCAATGATTGTTGTGTTACCTGAATTCGATATTACAGTATTTGATGTGATCGAAAACGCACTACCTGATACCAATGTTCCAACATTCAATGCACCAGTAACTGAACCGTCACCAAAAAGGTTGAACTGCCCCACATTTGTTGTGGGGGTTCCAATTAACAATGCATCAAGTACCGCTTTATTGCTCATGTTATGCTTGTGCTTCTGTCCATGATAGTCTAGACTGAATCTGTCTTGCGTTTGTATTTAAACTTGTTACAACAACAGTCACAACGTCCGGACCATCTGGGAATACTTGTGAACCTGCGTTGTTATTTGTTCCACCACCATTCACAGAATTTCCTAAGTCACGAACGAGATTCAAATCTTGTTGTGTAGCAGAGTAAATTGTACCACCGCCATCGTTATTAACGAAGAACGCATAAATCAAGTCTCCGCCACGAACGTTACGCCCTGTTGTATGATAGCACACTTGTGAAAGACTTGGAGCACCAGCAGTTTGCCATAGGTCACCAGTGTCTACTGTACCATTCAACACCAATTTAACTAAGAAAATACCATTAGTTAAAATGTCCAACTGACGAAGTGTCAATTGCATTGTGTTTAGAACTTCACGTTGACCAAGAACACCTGGAATACCAGAGTCAACTGATGGCGCTAGTCTGAGTGAAAGAACTGCGTTTGTTGCTCCGGCAGCTACAGACAAAGATGATGTTGATGGTGTTGAGAACACGAAAGATTTATCATCATCGTAACGGCCATCCATAATAACAGAAGACCCCCAATGTGATATAGCTGGAACAAACTGAGGTGCCGCCAGCGACACGGCAATTGGTGCAGTAGCAGAGTAAGTATGTCCTGTTGCTGTTGTACCCATAGGATCAACAATGAGAGTTAAACCAGTTCCTGCGGCAGTTGCGGCACGGCTCATCTGAATTGTATTCGGAGAGCCAGCAGTAATGGAAACAATAAATGTTCCTGTTGAAATTCCTGTACCTGTAATTCTTTGACCAACTTGAAGACCCGTTGTTGGTGATGTTGTTGTCATTGTTGTAGAACCACCAACAGTTACACAACCAGTGAGTGCAGTATTACCTGCCGCACCACGGGTCACACCTGTAAATGTACCAGAAGTTTTACCCGAATAGTTTACATACTCCATACCAGCAGGATCTCTAATCAATAAAGAACCTGAAGATGGAAAGTTTGTAGTGTTTGCAACAGAAATTGAAGTGTCACCCGAACCAATTGTTCCAGTGATTAATGTTTCTGGTACATATGTGTTAACTTCATAACGTGCTGGAAGATTACCAGAACGTAGATATGCTTCTGTCAAATTATTGTTATGAACAAATCTGTGGCAATATATGACTTGACCCGCTTGGTCTTTGAAGCCAAAACGAACTGCGCCTGCACCATACCAAGAATAGTCCATATAGAACATCTGTATTTTGGCCAAGTCGATGTTGTATCCAGATGGTCCTGTTCCGTCCATACGGTCTAGATTCCATGCAGTTTGTGCAATTTTAGTGTCAATAATTTCAGAGATAACTGCTGTTGTTTTACCTGTTAATGACACGCCACGATATGGTGGAGAAATTTGTAATGATGTGTCTGATGCAATAGACATGACACGGTAACACATACCACGAATGGAAATAAATTGACCTGGGAAACATTGTTTAGAGAACAGTGTAGACACACCGTTTACTGTTGCGCCGGTTACCGTTGATGATCCATTGGTTACGTTCACATAACCTGAGAGTTGTGTTGTTGAACTTCTACGAACAGCCCATAGGGTTTGTCCGTCATATTCAAAGAACATACCGTTCGTTGCAGTGAACATACCAATACGTGCTGATGCACCATACCAATTTGTCACACTTAATAGAGAGTTACCGGATGCTGGCGTTGCAGATGGTGTTGAGAGTGCTGTATAAGTAAATGTATAGTTTGTTGGAGTATCGACAACAGTAAAGTTTCCGTTGTATGCAGTTTCATTACATCCGGCAATTGTTATAGAAACACCCGGAAACAAAAAGTGTGCAACTTTAGTTGTGACAGTTACTGTTGTACCAGAAGACGAAATTTGGTCAACAATAATATTTGGACGAAGAATCGTGCCTGTTGACCATTGAATACCTTTACCGGATTGGTAACGGAAATAACGACGGGTTTGACGAACAATTGAATTTCCCTCTGCACCAGTGCCCATCGAGATTGATGTACCACCATCAAAAGGTCTGTGGGCTGCTAAGCCGTATGGTTCAGCATAAACTCCACCGCCAGCGCCGACCGCAATAGAACCAGTAGGCGCACTTGTTACACGAACTCTAAATGTGGTTGATGTTGGTACAGTAACGACAGTCCAGTTTCCATTAGGAGCATTTGTCGATGCTGTTAAGCCATAGCAATAAATGGATGAACCAATATTCAAACCGTGTGGTTCGTTTGTTGTAAATGTTACTAATGTACCTGAGTTAGTAATAGATGCAATTGAATATGCGGCACCTGTGTAGAAACCACCAGAGAACACTTGTGTGGAAACAGAATTAAAAATAGCTTCCGTTACGTTGGCACTTGATGAACCAGAATAGGTTACGTTTGCACCTGTTCTAGAGTCTGCAATAAACAATCCATTAAAGTCATCATTGTACGAGTCTTGTATCTGAATTGGTGTTCCCGCTTCAGGCACCTGCGTTGGTGTAATATTATAAGATGCACCGGATAAATTGACGTTAGCAGTTGCCTGTAGTTGCAGTGAAGTGTTGTTTGCAACAGTAGAAACAGTACCAATGAATACGTTTCCGGAAGAATAAAGTGCGGAACCTGGAACAAGTTGGCCAGTAAAGTTTGTTCCTGAACCTGTTATTGTTGAACCAGAGTTGGAAATTGTTCCCGTTCCGGCTGCTTGCGTGAATGTAATTGTGGATGTTTTTGAACCAGAAGATGTTATGATGTTGGTAACAGCCAATGGTTGTTGTAAGTTTGGATAATATGTTGAACGGTTCGATAAGTAGTTTACTGTTTCCCATTTTGTCGGCTGTAGTCCATATTCAAAGTCGGTATCAATCAAAGATTGTGGAGTAGAAATACGAAGTTTACTTACCGGATCCATCAATGTTTCTGATGGCATAATGGACTGGTCAACTTCATCAACAAGAACCGAAATCTTGTCAGTCGAAGACATGGCTCCAGTGTTGTATGCGAGAACAATCGTGGTTTGTGTTGAACTTGGTGAGCCAGGAGTAACCGTAGCAGTCAGAACTGGATCAGAAAAGTTGTAGATGACCTTGTTACCAGCAGTTACGTTAGTAATAAGAACAAGTCTCTCCGCAGGATAGTAATGCGGAAGAATGATTGTCTTAGTTGCAGGATTAAAAGAATAGTTTGGATTTGTACTATTCTCTAAAATTACTCTACGTGCCATGTTTTAAACTCCATTTATTAATAACCAGTCATAATTGCTATTGGACTGAAGGGATATCTCTTTGTTTGTGCTACTGTTATCTGATTTGGTGCAAGAACTCTAATTGTGCAATCCATGTTGGTTTGTGGTGCCGAAGAAAACGATATTTGAGAAACGCTTCCTGTGTTTGCTACACTGTAACCTTTGGTGAAAGATAAAAAGCCTGAACCAAAAACTATATCATATGTATTTATGAATGGAGGAATTGACATACCTCCTAATTGAACTAGAATCTGTTCGGATGCCAAAATATTTACTACATTTGAATCTGCATACAGATTAAATGTTCTCATAATACCATCAAAGTAAGCAGAAATATCATCGATTACTGTGATGTTTGTTGTTGCAGTATTTGCAACTGCATATGCGGCATTCGCCGTGGCATAACCGGCATTAGCAGTTGAATAACCGGCATTAGCCGTTGCATATCCAGCATTAGCGGTTGCGTAGGCCGCATTAGCCATATTGCTAACACTCCAACCCAAACGACCACCTATAGGTAAACCAATTTGTTTATAAGCATCTGCGGCCGCAAATGATGACCAGTTCTGGAATGTATTCTCAGTCGATACAATAATACCATCTGTATTACCATTCGAAGAAATTAACCATTGACCACCAGTAACACCAAATTCATTCCAACGAATGTATGTGTTTGTTTGGTTACCACGGTTGATAACCAACTGGTTGTTTGATGTTGGTGTAATTGCTGTCGTTAGACCAGCACTCATCGTAATAACGTTAGTCTGAACGTCTAAGTTAGCCGATGAAATTGATGAGAATGAACCTTGAACTTGCAGATTACCAGTAATGATTACGTTACCGGTAATAAAACCTTCACCATTAACATCAAGTGTGTAACGAGGATCACTTCTATTAACACCTAGTCTTGCACGTGGTGTATCATAGAGCATAACACCAGTGTTACCTGTTGCTATACCAGCAATCAAATTTCCGTTTGCGGTTACTGTTCCAGCGTATAAGTTTGCAGTTGCACCAGTGAGGTACAACGGGCCAGTCATTGTGTCGCCAGTTTTGGATACTTTGAGTGCCGCATTACCTGTAATTTCACCACGGAGAGTTGCTACATTTGTAGAAACAATACTGTTTGTGTATAGATTTGTTGACGATGCATTAGCCGTAATTCTTGTATTAATTATCACATTGGCTGTAGCCATGTTTGCTGTGATATAAGAATCTGTATTCAAACGAAGTGTTGTTGCATTTGATGTAATAGAACCATTCAGTGTTGCAACGTTGTTTGTAACTTCACCACGGATTGTAGCCAAATTGGCAGCAATCATTGAAACACTTAGTGCGTTTGCCGATGCCGCATTCGCCGTAATCTCACCACGGAGAGTGGCCACATTTGCAGAGATGTTGGTATTGATTGCAGAATTGGCACTTGCCGCATTCGCCGTAATCTCACCACGGAGAGTGGCCACATTGGCAGATATATTGGTATTGATGACCGAATTGGCTGAAGCCGCATTGGCTGTAATCTCACCACGGAGAGTAGCAACGTTTGCTGATATTTGACTGTTGATAACTGCATTAGCTGATGCCGCATTTGCAGTAATAGAACCATTAATTGTAGATACATTTGATGAGATTTCACCACGAAGTGTAGCAACGTTAGCCGTAATTCTGCCGTCTGTATATTGATTTGCGGCAATGTTGTTGGCTGTAATTTCACCACGAAGTGTAGCAACATTTGAAGATATTTCACCTCGAAGTGTTGTTGTATTGGCCGTAATCGAACCGTTGATGAATGCCACATTAGATGCAATTGAACCATTTAATGTCGAAACATTACCGGAGATTTCACCACGAAGTGTTGCAACGTTAGCGGAGATATTAGTATTAATTACTGAGTTAGCCGATACAGCATTAGCCGTAATCTCACCACGTAACGTTGCCACATTAGATGTAATTGAACCATTTATCGTAGCAACGTTACCAGAAATCTCACCACGCAGAGTTGCTACGTTAGCAGAAATGTTAGTATTAATGACCGAGTTGGCCGATACAGCATTAGCCGTAATCTCACCACGGAGAGTGGCCACATTTGCAGAGATGTTGGCGTTAATGACCGAGTTGGCCGATGCCGCATTAGCCGTGATTTCACCACGCAGAGTTGCTACGTTAGCAGAAATGTTAGTATTAATGACCGAGTTGGCCGATACAGCATTAGCCGTAATTTCACCACGTAGTGTGGCCACATTAGATGTAATTGAACCATTTAATGTGGAAACATTAGATGTAATAGAACCATTTATCGTAGCAACGTTACCAGAAATCTCACCACGTAGAGTTACAACATTGGCTGTTATTTTTTGATCCATTGCAACGTTTGCAGATAGAGACTGCGTTGCAATGGATGAATTTATTGTGGTTACATTGGATGAAATCTCACCACGTAATATGTCAACGTTGGCAGAAATCGCAGAATTTACATATGAGTTCGATGAAGTTACATTCGATGTAATCTCACCACGCAGTGTTGCTACGTTAGATGTAATTGAGCCATTTATTGTTGCTACGTTAGCAGAGATGTTAGTATTAATTACAGAATTTGCACTTGCGGCATTAGCTGTAATTGAACCGTTGATTGTAGATACGTTAGCAGTTATTTCACCACGGAGAGTAGCTACGTTAGCCGAGATGTTAGTATTAATTACAGAATTTGCAGATGCCGCATTGGCTGTGATAGAGCCATTTATTGTGGCCACATTGGCAGATATATTGGTATTGATGACCGAATTGGCTGAAGCCGCATTGGCTGTAATCTCACCGCGGAGAGTCGCAACGTTAGCCGATATATTGGTGTTGATGACCGAGTTAGCTGATGCCGCATTGGCTGTAATAGAGCCATTTATTGTGGCTACATTGCTGGAGATTTCACCACGAAGCGTGGCCACATTAGAGGAAATGTTTGTATTAATTACGGCATTAGCACTTGCCGCATTAGCGGTAATAGAACCATTAATTGTGGCTACGTTGCTGGAGATTTCACCACGAAGTGTGGCTACATTAGCGGATATTCTAGTATTGATAATAGAATTTGCAGATGCCGCATTGGCTGTAATAGAGCCATTTATTGTGGCTACGTTACTTGAAATCTCACCTCTTAATGTAGCAACGTTGGCAGAAATGTTTGTATTAATTACGGCATTAGCACTTGCCGCATTGGCAGTTATTTCACCTCTTAATGTGGCTACGTTGGCGGATATATTGGTGTTGATGACCGAATTGGCTGAAGCCGCATTGGCTGTAATGTAACCATTGATTGTTGCTACGTTAGCCGAAATTCTGGTATTAATTACAGCATTAGCACTTGCCGCATTAGCAGTTATCTCGCCACGTAGTGTGGCCACATTAGCGGATATATTGGTATTGATTACGGAGTTGGCACTTGCGGCATTAGAAGTTATTTCACCGCGGAGTGTGGCAACGTTGGATGCTATTGAACCATTTAACGTAGCTACATTGGATGTAATTGAGCCATTTATTGTAGCAACGTTAGCCGATATGTTGGTGTTAATGACCGAATTGGCTGAAGCGGCATTGGCAGTTATTTCTCCACGAAGTGTGGCCACATTAGCCGATATATTGGTGTTAATAACCGAATTGGCTGAAGCCGCATTAGCGGTAATTTCACCTCTTAATGTAGCAACGTTAGCCGATATGTTTGCATTAATAACGGCATTAGCACTTGCGGCATTAGATGTGATAGAGCCATTTATTGTGGCTACGTTGCTGGATATTTCACCTCTTAATGTAGCAACGTTTGCGGATATTCTGGTATTAATTACTGAATTGGCTGATGCCGCATTGGCTGTAATTTCACCTCTTAATGTAGCAACGTTTGCGGATATGTTAGTATTAATAACGGCATTAGCACTTGCGGCATTAGCTGTAATCTCGCCTCTTAATGTAGCAACGTTGGCCGAAATTCTGGTGTTGATAATAGAATTGGCAGAAAGTTGAACATCATTAATTGTGTTGTTTATCGTCTGAACATTTGACGATATTTCACCACGGAGAGTTGCTACATTGGAACTAATATATGAATTTGTATTAGTTATTGAAGTGTTTACTGTAACATAAGCCGCATTTGCCGTAGCATAGCCAGCGTTTGCCGTGACATAACCGGCATTGGCTGTTGCGTATGCCGCATTTCCTGTAGCATATGCGGCATTTGCAGTTGTCGATACAATCGATATTGTATTAGAGATTGCAGTTGTAAAGGCTGTAGTTTGTACTGTTGCGTCAGGAAATGTTAATGTACCATCTGCACCAAATGTCCAGTTTTGTGATGCTCCTCCAGTATTGGCCCTAATTTGAACATTTGTATTAGCGTATAACTCAGCAGACACCGCTCCCATAAACAATGCAGTAGAATCATCATTAGTAGTTGTTAGATATACGGAGTTGGCTCCGAAAGTAGTAAGGTCTAGTTTAGAATTTCCTAATCCACTAATTGGTCCTGTAATTGTGCCACCAGACAAACTTAATTTAGTGTTTGCTGTAGCATAAGCCGCATTGGCTGTTGCGTAAGCCGCATTCGCCTGGTTAAATGACGGTTGAATTTGTGGTGTTACATTATTGGCTGCCTCATATGCCGCATTGGCTTGTGCATATGCACCATTAGCTTGTGCATATGCACCATTTGCGTAACTGCCAATTGCAATCTTTTCTAACTCTGAGCCAGTATTTGTTATTAACCAAGACTTATCAACTTCCGACCAAATAAGGAATGTATTTGGTTCATCACCTCTAGCAATTTCAATACCTGCATTTGAAATTGGAGTTCCATATGCATTTGCATTCAATGTAATAATGTTGTCGTTGACTAAAAGTACCTGTGTGTTTGTATAAACTGTGTTACCATTAACGACAAAATCACCATTAATGGTAACACTACCACCAATCGTACCACCCGAAGAATTAAATTTTAAATTTGCTGTATTGTATGCGGCATTGGCTGTATTATATGCAGAGTTTGCATGTAGCGAAACTGTGTTTATTTGATTTAAAACCGGGTTCAATTCTCCACTATTAGGAGCATATTGTATGTTCCTAACTCTTGTTGGATTTTGCTGGCTGCTTGATACTCTTACTGAGCCAATAGTTACTGTATTACCTGTTGCCATTTATAACATACCTGCTGTTTTTGTTACCTGAGGTAAAACATTAACAATTCCTTCCAAAACTCTCACTCTATTACTTCCAGAGGCTGTAGTAATATAAACATCATAAACATATCTTCCCGGGTAAATATTTGCTGTATTTGCCGAGGTCATATTCATTGTTATTGTTCCATTAGCACCACCAGTTGTGATCGAAAATGATGCCGATGCGTTCGATGAATAATATGATTTTCTCATTTGAGAAGTTGACGTATAGCCTACGAGATTCATGGGTGCACCAGACACATCATCAAGAGTGATCGTTGTGTTAAAGTCTGCACCTTGCTCTAAAAATAGTTCTGAATAACCTGCTGGCATATTGTTCTCTTTCTTTATCTACAACAGGTATTTATTTGCTTTTTAATTCGGTAATTTCAGCTTTCAATTCTTTTACTACTTGAATTAAGAATGCAACCATCTTTTCGTACTTAACGGCCTTGTATCCATTGTCACGTGTTTGCACCAATTCTGGAAGAACTTCTTCAATCTCTTGGGCAATAACACCAATGTCACGTTCAGTTCTATCTGGATACATTTTCTGAGCAGTTTCGTTCCAGTCGAAGTAAACACCACGAATTGTATCTAATTTAAACAAGGCATTTGGAATAGTTTCAATGTTTTCTTTCAATCTTACATCTGAAGAATAGAATGCAGTAATGTCATTTGCGGCATATATTGTTCCTATTGTTGTACCAGGGTTGGCAATGCCGATACCAAGATAACCAAGTTGTACGTTAGCATTTGTCGCATAGTTTGGTCCTGTTGGTCCGCTTGGTCCTTGTGGTCCAGTGTTTCCAATAGGGCCGATAGGTCCTTGTGGTCCAGTGTTACCTATTGGTCCGATTGGTCCGATTGGTCCAATGGGTCCTTGTGGTCCAGTATTGCCAATTGGCCCAATAGGTCCGATAGGTCCGATTGGTCCCTGTGGTCCTGTGTTACCGATTGGTCCGATTGGTCCTTGTGGTCCGATAGGTCCAATAGGGCCGATAGGTCCAATAGGTCCGATTGGACCCTGTGGTCCAGTATTGCCAATTGGCCCAATAGGTCCGATAGGTCCGATTGGTCCCTGTGGTCCTGTGTTACCGATTGGTCCAATAGGCCCCTGTGGTCCAGTATTACCGATTGGTCCAATAGGCCCCTGTGGTCCAGTATTACCGATAGGTCCAATTGGTCCGATAGGTCCGATAGGTCCTTGTGGTCCGATTGGTCCGATTGGTCCTTGTGGTCCGATAGGTCCGATTGGTCCCTGTGGTCCGATAGGTCCAATAGGGCCGATTGGTCCGATAGGTCCTTGTGGTCCGATTGGTCCGATAGGTCCTTGTGGCCCAATTGGTCCGATAGGTCCTTGTGGCCCCGTTGGTCCAATATTACCTGCTCTAGTGAATTGTACTAGAACTAAATCTGCGTTAGTAAATGAACCAACCGATGAAACGTTTGCAAGAACAACTGTTCTGAAACCTGTTGAATCTGTTACAGTACCAACAGAGAATACTGCGTATTTTGTTGTCGATGCACCAAAAACAGAGAGTCTGATATAACCTTTAATTGCCGCATTTGATTGACCCCATTCTGTTAGTAATGCAGAAACGTCATTACCATATGTGTCAAGGTTATCAAAATAGCCAGCAGTTGCGGAACCAATTGTGGCATTGTTCAGTCTGAATGTGCCGTTACCTGGATCACCTGCTGTAGTTGTTGTGGAATATACTTGAGCAAACACAACTGCGGCACCAGAATTCAATACGTTCGATGTAACTTTATCATCAGTGTACAACTTCAGATTAGTATTGGCCGTGCTAATTACAGAATTTGTGGAAACCGCATTAGCACTAATCTCTCCACGAAGCGTGGCCACGTTAGCTGATATATTGGTGTTAATAACAGCATTGGCTGAAGCCGCATTGGCTGTAATCTCACCACGTAGTGTGGATACATTGGCTGAAATTTTACCATCAGTATACAACTTCATATTAGTATTGGCAGTACTTGTAGTATTATCTGTGTATGTTTTTACTGCATTCGGTGTAGATGCTTTTGTTGCATCCGTATCGATAGAGTCTTGCAACATGACCAAGCCAGCTGTAGATGTATTACCTACATATTTTTCAGTAACAATAATAAATGATAAATTGGGGTTTTCACCACCAATGTCACGGAGTGCCCATGTTCTTGTACCGTTATTGAAAATGATTTGAGCATTTGGAGTAAATGTTGGTAAACCTGCTTGTCTATTAACACCAAAAACTGCTGTGTCAGAACCTGAAATTGGTGTATTGCCTTTTAAGTTGAACGTGTCTGTGTCATAGATTGTTGTACCATTGATAACAAAGTTACCCTTAACTGTTAAGTTACGGTTAATCATCGCATCATGCGTTTCAATTGATGAATTTGCAAACAATGCTGTTGCATTAACGATTGTAGATGCATAAATTGTTTGAGTATTAACGTATGAGTTAGCAGATATAGAACCAACGTTCAATGCGGTAGCAATTCTACCATAAGAAGCAACATTCAGATTACCACCATTGAGTTCTGTGTTGGCTGTGATTACACCACCAATAACTCTTGTTACAGCAGATAAAGTTCCAACATTACTAGTATTTGCTTGCACCAAACCAACAATATTGGCTGATGATGCGTTAACTGCACCAATAATATTGGCGGAACCACCAGATAGTATCGTGTTGGCTGTGATTGTACCACCCAACAAAGATGTGTTAGCAACAATGACACCAATTCTGGCTGATGCCGCATCTACACCATTAATTACATTGGCTGAGCCGACATTCAGTTGTGTATTAGCAGTAATCGTACCACCAACCAAAGAGGTATTAGCAATAATTGTGGCAATTCTAGCGGAACCCGCATCAATACCACCAATAACATTGGCTGATGATGCATTGACTGCGCCAATAATATTTGCAGAACCACCAGAAAGTGTTGTGTTAGCTGTGATTGTACCACCAACCAAAGAGGTATTAGCAATAATTGTGGCAATTCTAGCTGAGCCAGCATCAATACCATTGATTACATTAGCCGAGCCAACATTGAGTTGAGTGTTCGCAGTTAATGTACCACCTAACAAAGAAGTGTTGGCAGTTATGTTGGCAATTCTGGCGGAGCCAGCATCAATACGACCAATAACGTTAGCAGAACCTACGTTGAGTTGTGTATTGGCGGTAATTGTACCACCAACCAAAGATGTATTCGCAACTACAACGGCAATTCTAGCCGAAGCGGCATCAATACCATTGATTACATTGGCTGAACCAACATTCAGTTGTGTATTGGCGGTGATTGTTCCAGTAATAATAGATGTGTTAGCAACCAAGCCTGC